CCGGACGTTGGTGAGGATGAACGCCGTTGCCATGGTTCAGTCCCCCGCTCCGATAACGCGCACGATCCAATCGGCGCCGTAGAAGTTGTTGCCCTGGTGCTCGTACTTGCCGTAACCCCGGACGGTCTTCACGTGCAACGCGTGGCAGGCACCGCCGAGGGTCTTCTCCGCCTCGATCGCCGCCTTGACCGACAACGGGCCAGAGCCCTTCATGTAGGCGGCCAGCTTCGCCAGACCGCTGCGGTCGTCTGCTTTGGACACCAGCAGCCGGCAGGTCACCAGCCAGTCGTCCAAGCCACGCTGAAAGGTCTTGTCGAAGTCGATTTCGATGTCGACGGGGAAGAACACCGGCGGGGTGATCGCGTCGCGCATGGAGTCCAGCGCGGTCAGCGGGTTGCCGGCGCTGCTCAGGGTGGCTGCCCGGGCGGCCAGGCCAGCGAACACGAGGTTGACGTCCACTGTGGATCACGCAATCCCTGGAATCATTAAGCCCTTCAACAGGTCCTGCACATCCGGATCGAGTCGCCCGACGCGGATCGCGCCCCACTCGCTGCTACCCAAGACTCCCTCCGGGCTGTCCTTGCGGCGGAACAAGCGGGAGGACTGCAGCAGCGCCGCCATCGGCACCTCATCCGGGATGGCCGGCCAGCCCCACTTCACGGTCACCCGAACCCGGTTCTGGTAGGACAGACCCCAGGTCAGGCGAAGTAGCCCGGTGATGGGCTCCCCGTCGGCCAGCGCGTTCTCCGGCTGAGTCTCGTAGTCGGTGACCGCGCCCCACCCGCCGGACGCGGTGCCCACCTCCACGATCATGCCGGTGGTGTCGGCGATCTCGTCGACCAGCAGCAAATCGCCGCTGCGGGTGTGGACCAGCCGGCCCGCCGGCTGGTAGATCCGGGCGGTGGCCACCGTGTCCTTGTCGAACCCGCCCGGCCGGCGTCCGGTGAACCGGTCGATCCCACGGGAGGCAGCGGCGATCGCTTTGTTGATCAGGCTATCCCGGTCGGTGTCGGTGATCCCGAGTGCCGCCTTGACCGTGATCAGGTCGGTGTAGTTGGTGGCCACCGCGAGGTCCGGTCAGGTCGCCACGACGTAGGGGACGGTGGCCACGGTGGTCGGGGTGGCGATCGTGGCCGGCGCGGTGTCGGTCAGCGCACTGCCCGAGGTCTGCGCCAGCACCTTCTGGCCGGACACAATCGCGCCGGCGACGTTGGCGTGCTGCACCGACAGCCCCACCAGCGTGGGCACGGCGGTCGCCTTGACCATGACCGCCGCGTAATAGATGCCCGACCGGGAGATCAGCTTCGACGTGGACAACGCCAAGGTCTTGGCGGTGTTCGCCGCCCACGCCGCCGTGGTCTGATCCGCGGTCTGCGCCAGCAGCGCCGGGGTGGCGGCGTCGTCGTAGAGGGCGAACCACCAGTTCGTGGGGGTGTTGGCGGCCGTGTTGCCCGACATGAACGTCAGGTTCGACACGACGTCGCCGGCCTCCAGGTGGATCGCGGTGGACAACAGCACCTGGGTGGTCAGCGCGGCGAGGTTGCCTGAGCCGTCCACCCGGCGCAGCGCCCCCTCCCGGAACAGCCCGGAGGGTGCGCCGTTGAGCGTCCAGGATGGATTCGTGACCGGGTATCGGCCGCGGACCAGTGGCATGTCAAGCGTCCTCTCCGGTTGCCGCCGCCCGGCCGCCGCGGGCCCGCTCGGATACGGCGGCGGTCTGCTGCGGGGTGTTCTGCTCGGCGGTCTCGAACCCCGGGCCGCGCAGCGCCTTGAGCGTCGCGCCGAGGGCGTCCTCGTGACCGGCCTCGATCACAGCGCGGGCCAGCCGCTTGGCCTCAACCCGCGCGCTGGCGGCTTGCAGGTCCTCGCCGGCGTCCTCGTGGTTGTCTGCCTGGGCGAGCAACTGCTCGACCCGGCGCGCCACCTCGGTGACGACACGGTCGATCTCCCCGCGCACCGCATCGGCGCGCTCGTCCTGGTGCCGCTGCTCGGCCCCGGCCAGCTCCTGCTGGTAGCCGGTGAGCTCGGCGATCAAGTCATGCGACATGTGCTCATCCCTCCGTAGGGGTTGCGGTCACCCCGAACCCGCCCAGCAGCGGCGGGGCCGCTGGGCGGGTCAGGGTGAGGGGGTGGATCAGTAGCCGGAGGGCGGGATCATGCCCGTGCCGGAGACCACCGAGATCGACGTCGGCCGCCGGTGCGGCATGAACGCCACGTAGTTGAACAGCTGGAACCGCACCTGCAGCGTGCCGGACAGGACCTCCTGCAGGACGCGGGAGCGCATGGCGCCCTCCCACAGGTACAGGTCCAGCCAGCGGGCGATGATCGTGCGGGTCTCGTTGCTGCCGCCGCCCTTGTTCGTCGGCAGGTTCCCGTCCAGCCACGCGGGCAGCCCCATCGACAGCATGCCGGCCGGGCCGTCACCGGAGGTGAGGTCCATCTGCGTGCCGCCGGGATTCCAGCCCACCTGCGGCGGCACGATCAGCGGCCGGTTGGTGGTGTCGAGCTGCGCGGTCGCCCAGTACCAGATCGACGGCAGCACCAGCGCCGCGGTGGCCGGCAGCTTGCGGCCGGTGAACACCTTGCTGGCGCCCTGCGCGAACGACGGGTACATCTCCGGCAGCGTCGGCGACGCGTCGGTGTAGGTGATCGAGTTGATCCCGGACACGTTGAGGATGCCCAGCAGTTGACCCGACGCGCCTGACCCGTCGAGGCCCTGCACGTCCAGCCGCTGGTTGTAGTCCTCCATCAGATCACCGAAGACCACCTCGTCGAAGGCGATCGGGGACTGGTCGAGCAGCTGCAACGCCACGTCCTGCTGGCCGGCGATCGTGCGCACCGGCGCGTTGACGAAGTCGTCGGTCAGGTCCTGGCTGGTGACCGACGCCCCGTCAGCGGTCTGCACGCCGGTGAGGGTGCCGGTGGAGACCTTGGGCAGGTTGATCGAGTCGGTGCCGGTCGGCAGCGGCATCTGCCGGCACATGTTCATCGCGGTCCGCCCGAACCGGGTCAGGTTGATGTACTCGTCGATCAGCCACAGCGGCGGCACGAAGTAGCCACCCTGCCCGTCGACGCGGTTCGGGTTGACCCGCTGCTCCATGCCCCGCTCGAACACCGACTCGTACATGCCCTGCATCCGGGCCGGCAGCCGGTCCTCGGCGCGGATCTCGTCGATCGCCTTGCGCGCCAGACGCTCGCGCGCCTCCTCCCGCTTGGGCATTTCGACGGACAGTTCCTTGGCGTGGCGGGCCAGCCGATCACGGGCGGCCTGCACACCGCCGTCGCCGTCGCCGCGGCCGAGTTGGTCGCGGGCCAGGTCGACGAAGTAGGAGTGGCGGTAGGCCTGCCGCCCGTAGGTCAGCGGCTCGTACCCGGTCCGCGCCGGGCCGCCCTCGCGCCGCTCACCGGTCTGCCCGGCCTGCGCGTAGGCGTCGGCCGCGGCCGCATCGCGCTTGGCGTCCTCCTCGGCCTCGGTGATCGCCTTGCGGGTCTCGGCGATCTGGTCATCCAGGGTGCGGATCGCGGTTCGCTTCTCCTGGAAGGACTTCGACTCGTCGTCGTTCAGTTCGCGCTTCTCACCCTCGGCCTTGGACAGGATCCCGTCCCGCTCGGCCACGAGGCCCTTGCGCTGTTCGAGCAGCTTGTCCAGCTTCTCGCGCAGGTGCTTGAGCACAGCTCAACACCCCTTTCATGATCGTGATGGTGGGGGTGCCTGGACCGTTCGGGTGGTGGCCCGGGTGGTGGCCGCACGTGGGCGGCTCCGGCGCGGGCTCCGGCGCGTCAGGAAACTTCAGGCGGTGATCTGGCCGTACGCGGCGCGGAAGTCCGCGTCGTCGTCGGCGGCCAGATCGCGGTACAGCGACAGCGAGTGCCGCTGGCGTGGGGGCTGCTGGTCAAGCCGGCGGCCGAGTCGCTCGTAGAGCGCGCGGACCGCGTCGTCGGGCAGCTGGTCGAGATCCTGGGCGCGGAGCGCGGCCTCGACCGTAGTGGCGGGGTTGGCGCCGTAGGTCACCACGGACACGTCGCCGCGGTGGATGTTGTATTCGAGGATGTCGCGCTGGTCGTAGTCCGGGGACCACTGCTGGCGCATCACCCGGAACCGGAACGACATCTCGTCGAGGATCTCCTCCTCGACGGCTTGGACCACGGCGCGCACCACGTCCCGTTCGCCGTTGAGGGAAGGGGCCCGCATGTGCAGGCCGGTGGTGTCCTCGGACAGCAACAGCGAGGTGGCCTTGGTGCGGGCCAGCGGCATGCCGGCGTGGTTGAACACCAGCACCACATCCGGGTTTTCCGACAGCGTCTTCGCGCCGGCACCGGTGCGCACCACCTCGGCGTACTCGCCGTACCAGTCCCACATCTGGTAAGGCTCCTCGTAGATCGAGGCGTAGCCCTCCAGTTCGTAGCGGGTGCCGCCGGTGCCGTTGGCTGCGGCGCGCACCTCGAACTTCGCCGCGAACGACCGCCGCTCGGAGGAACCCGACAGCGTCCCGCGATCAGCCTTCGTCTTCACAGCAACTCCTTGACCTTCGCGGCGATGTCCTCCGGGTCGGCCGGCGCCGGCGCCCCGGCGGCGTTGGGCTCGGCACCCCACGTCACAGCCGGCATGTCCTCGTCGTC